TGAAGGCCGCGCAGGTCGGCGCGACCGAGGCGGGCAACAACTGGATCGGGTTCGCGATCCACCAGGCACCGGGGCCGATGCTCGCGGTCCAGCCGACCGTGGAACTGGCCAAACGCAACTCGCGCCAGCGGATCGATCCGCTGATCGACGAGAGCCCGGAGCTTCGGGAGCGGGTGAAGCCCGCGCGCTCGCGCGATGCGGGCAATACGATGCTGTCGAAGGAGTTCGCGGGCGGCATCCTGATCATGACGGGGGCGAACTCGGCGGTCGGGCTGCGCTCGACGCCGGCGCGGTACATCTTCCTCGACGAGGTCGACGCCTATCCGGCCTCGGCCGACGAGGAAGGCGATCCGGTCACGCTGGCCGAGGCCCGATCGCTGACCTTCGCTCACCGGCGCAAGGTGCTGCTGGTCTCGACGCCGACGATCCGGGGGCTGAGCCGGATCGAGCGCGAATACGAGGCGTCCGACCAGCGCCGGTTCTTCGTGCCGTGCCCGCATTGCGGCGCGATGCAGTGGCTGAAGTTCGACCGGCTGCGCTGGCAGAAGGGCAAGCCGGAGACGGCGGAATATCACTGCGAGGGCTGCGACGCGGCAATCGCGGAACACCACAAGACGGC